AATGTCGTGCTAGACCCCATTGTCGAGATTACTCCATTGAGTCCAGAGAATTACCCCAAGATGTATGACTTGACTATTCCGACCACCCTCAATTTCGGTCTGGCAAATGGTTTGCAGGTTCGTGATACTTCGCAAACAGGGTATATTCAGCGCAGATTGATCAAGGGTCTGGAAGATCTCAAGGTGGAGTATGACTTGACTGTCCGCAATAGTAATGGGAAAGTCATCCAGTTCTCTTACGGTGAAGACGCATTCGACCCGATGTTTGTGGAGAATCAGTCGCTCCCGATCGTCACCATGTCGACACAGGATATCTACATGCACTACGACATGGTCACTACAGACAAATCAGAAGGTGATATCAAGTCGGTGTTCAATAAGAGTGCTTCCGCGAGAATGGGAAAGCAGAAGGCAGAACTCCAGCAGAAATGCAAGAAATATGTCGATATGATGATGGAGGCGCGGGATTCTGCCGTTAAGAATATCTTCAAGAACAAGAATGTGGATTCGGTTCTCGCACCTGTTGCCTTCACCCATATTATCAACAATATTCAGGGAAATCTAGGACTGGCAGCAAATTCGATTGTGGATATTACTCCTCTCGAGGCATTCCAATTAATCGAGGAATATTTTGCTAAATTGAATGGACTTCATTATGCGAAACCGAATCCTCTTTTCGAGATGCTGTATTTCTACTACTTGAATCCCCGTGAATTGTTGCTTATCAAGCGGTTCCATCGCAAGGGTCTGATTCTTCTGTTGGAGACTGTGTTCTTGAAGTACAAACAGGCGCTAATCAATCCAGGTGAGATGGTGGGTGTCGTTGCGGGTCAGTCGATTGGTGAACCGACGACGCAACTGACTCTGAATTCGTTTGTGTATGAGACGGAAATCCTGGTGAGGGATGAGAAAGGTGTCGTGACATCTTTCCAGATTGGCGATTTTGCGAAGTGGGGTATTGAAACCACCAGCAAAATGGAATATATGGCAGATAAAGACACGACTTATGCTGAACTGTCGAAGTTCTACGAAGTTCCGAGTGCGACCGAGGATGGACAGACCGTTTGGCGCAGAATTGAGGCGGTTACGAAACACCCGGTAATCAATGAAGATGGAACGAATACCATGGTAAAAGTGACTACGAAAGGAAATCGCGAAATTATTGCTACTAAGGCAGAATCGTTCTTACAATTGATTGATGGAAAGATTCAGGGAGTCAATGGGTCGGATCTGAAAGTCGGCGATTATTTGCCGGTTTCCAAGAAGGCAATTGATTACACCGAGCGGTTCTCATTTGATTTGCGCGAAATTCTTCCTCCAACTGAGTACATCTATGGATCAGAAATGGAAAAGGCAAGAGCAGTTGTGAATGAACACCACTGGTGGTCAACGCACGCAGGCAAAACATTTACACTTCCTTACACTCGAAGTGATAGTGTGTATGCTGTGTTGCAGGAGACAAAAACAAGACCAAATCGTATTGTCTACAAACCAGGTTGCGTTTACACGATGACCAATAATATTTGCAATTACGAAGTTCCTGAGTTCATTCCGCTTGACTACGAATTCGGGTACCTTATCGGCGCATATTGTGCGGAAGGTTGCATGACGAAACATCAAGTCTCGATCGCGAACAATGATTTAGATTATTTAAAACCGATCGAATCTTGGTGTGCGAGATATAACCTCACGACAAAGATCTATTGCCATAAGAACAAAATCCAAGAAGGATGGACGAGTCAAGATATTCGAATCTACAGTACATTACTCTGCAGAATATTGGAGAACTTGTGCGGAAAACTCAGTCACAACAAATTCATCAGTGACATCGTCGTATTTTCGAACAGACAATGTTTGCTGGGGTTCTTGGATGCATATATTAGTGGAGATGGAACAGTTACTAAAAGACATGACGACCGAATTGCAGGAATATCCATGACATCTGTTTCACTCAAAATGCTTTCACACGTCCAACTCATTCTCAAAAATTTGGGAGTTATTGGGAAAATCAATAAACCAAAGAAAGTTGAGTCGAACAACAGAGGGTCGAAAGATATTAAACAACTCTACGTACTTGCTGTTACAAATGAACAGTCGAAAAACCTCGCAAAAATGTTAAATCTCAGTATTAAAGCAAAACAGGAACGTATTGCGACTCTTTTAGAACAGCAATATATGTACGAATATTGCAGATCCGATTTGCAGATTCCAAACGTTGTGAATGGAGAACTTGTTATGGAGTTAAGAGCAGGAAGATGCGAAGACCTTGAGTTTGACCAGATTGTATCAATCGAGGAGGTTCCGAATACGACGGACTACGCGTACGATTTAACTGTTGAGGATACGCGAAACTTTGACTGCAAAAATGGTCTTGCGCAAAAAGATACATTTCACACAGCCGGTGTGGCATCGAAATCCAATGTCACTCGTGGTGTTCCAAGAATAGAGGAAATCCTGAGACTCACGAAGAATCCGAAGCATCCATCGATGACCGTATTCCTAAAGTCCTCCGACGAGGGAAGCACGGAGAAGGCAAAACAGTTTGCGAATATGATGGAGCATACTCGTCTTGCGGATGTGATTACTTCGGTGCAGATCTGTTTCGACCCGGATGAATTCAACACGCGTATCATGGAAGACCGCACACTTGTCCAGCAATATTACGAGTTTAGTCGTATGTTGGAGGAGTGTAACGGTGGACCTTTGTTGGACCAGCAGACAACGAAATCGAAGTGGATTGTTCGCATGGAGATGGATACGGAGACTCTTCTCGACAAGAACATCACGATGGATGATATTCATTTTGCGATCAAGAATGGGACTTCGGGCACGGATGTCGAATGTGCATATGCAGACTACAATTCGGATAAGTTGGTGTTCCGCATTCGCATGTCGAATATTGCGTCGGCAAAGAAGCGCAAGGGTTCCGCAGAACCTCTCGACCAGACAGATGAAATCCACATCCTGAAGAAGTTCCAGGACGATCTTCTCAATAATACTGTGCTCAGAGGTGTCGGTGGAATCGAGAATGTGCTTCCGCGCAAACTGAATAACATGGTTGCGAAAGTCGACGGAAAATACGAGAAGAAAGATACTTGGGTTCTCGATACCACCGGTTCGAACTTACTGGAAACGCTCGGACTCGACTATATAGATTCGATAAGGACGCATAGCAATGATATTCGCGAGATGTTTGATGTTCTGGGTATCGAGGCAGCGCGTCAAATTATCCATGATGAGATTGTGGATGTGCTCGAGTTCAGTGGTGCTTATGCGAACTATCATCATTTGAGTTTGCTGTGTGACCGTATGACCACGAAAAAGGGGTTAGTGTCGATTTTCCGTACAGGATTGTTTAGCGATGATATTGGTCCGATTGCGAAGGCAACATTCGAGGTTCATACAGAAGTATTATTAGATGCTGCCCGATTCGGAGAAGCAGATAATATGCGAGGTGTGAGTGCGAATGTGATGTGCGGTCAACCTGGGTATTATGGAACGAATGCGTTCCAACTGGTTCTCGATATGAACGAGATGTCGAAACTGGCAGCGAATCAGACAACCGAACCATTGGATCCGATGGAAGAGTTGATGGGGAACCCCGTCGATGATTCGGATGTTTGCCCTAGGTCGAAGATCGAGATTCGAAATAACATTGGAAACATGAAACGCGTAGATCCAGGATTGTGCGATGATGGATACAACGCGGGGTTCTAACAAGGGAACAAGGGAACCTACGGTCACTGCGTATCGCCTTCGAAACCCTCCCTTTTATAAAAACAAGGGAACCGTGGTCACTGCGTATCGCCTTCGAAACCCTCCCTTTTATAAAAATTATATACAGATTTCGACCGCAATCACATTATATTCTGAATTGTCATGAGAGTCGATTATAGTCGGTTCAACCATTACGGTCGGTTCAATCACGATAACATGCGCGTTTGCATACCGATTTTCAACTATATTTGCTGGTCGTGCCTCAACCACCTCAGGTAATGCCATTATATATTTATTGTAAATTCTTTTTAATACCTCTGATAGGAATCCAATACACGCAATAAATGCACATCCCACAAATACCAATGACAAAATGTATAATATAAGGTCTTCTGTAGGTGTCATTTTTGTCGATAATTCTAGTAAAATATTATTTGCAATATTTATGCATGTTACAAATAATATATGTATTTAAAATATAAAGATGGCAGGAAATAGAGAATGGCTCCAAACAGTGAAAGACACGTTAAAACTCGGTAGAAAGACGCGCAAAACTTACTCTCTTAAAGACGCAATGTTTGATGCAAAAAAAATTTACAGGAAGGGAAAGAATGTAGTTAATAATATCGGAAATAATATCGGACGTCGGGTACGGCAGACGCGTCAAACCCGGCGTCATATGAATAACAGAAAGGGATACAAGCACCGTAGAACCCACCGAGGCGGAAGTCCACTTACTGAGAAAATTCAAGGGGGCGCGTTGCCAGAATTGAGTCCTGCTGATGTCAACGCAAAATAATTTCTATACGATTTGTTTAGCAACCGCGAACACGATGTTCCGAATATCGTCTTCGTCGTCTGATTCGATTATTGTTACAGGTAATTCAATTACTACATCTGTACTTACCGTATTGTTTTTGTACGCCTCTACGTATATTGCATCTTCGTCGTCAGAAGATGCAATCTCTGTCGCGTTCACCTGAAATGTAACATGCGGTATCTCGATTTCTAGTTCGTCTGTATCATCTATGATCGTCGGAAGTATTCTTCGGTGCTTTATGCAAGTTATGCAAGTTAGACGAAAACAATGAGTTTTACAGTAGTATACTAAAATAAAGATACCTGCGACGAATGAAATCGCTCCTGTAAATATCATAAGACTGTCCAGAGGGGTATGTTTCGGCGGCGGCATTGTATGTTTGAAATATTGATTATTTTTATTTAATTTAATCAATATTATGCAAATAAAACTATTCAATTTTCGGTGTCGTTCCTTTGGTCGTTCCTTGGTCGTTCCTTGTTAAAAGAACCTCTCCAGCGCTTCCTCCAGAGGAGCAGTATTCAACCGCTCCATACGCGTCGACTCCACCACCATACCTTCAAACTCTTTCGTTTGCGACAACTTCACCGAAGGGACAACCAAGTTGTATTCGTAAACGTGATTCGCAAATGTTCCTTTTGCTACTCGTATTTTTGAACGTATAAAGTGGTAATTATCTCCCTTATTACCTCCCATTTTGATCCACTGTGTATTGACATTCGTGCTCGCAGCATCATCTACTTTCGCAAAAAAACCTTTCAGACCGTTCGCATTAAATACCACAATTGGTAGATTATACTCATTTGCGAGAACCCAGATATCTATATCCGTCAAATAGTAACTCTCGCTTATCACAATGTCCCCGAATTCTTCCGGTGTCGCATCCGACTTTGATTTATTAAACCTCTCGAACATTTTCGATTTGCCTTGTTCTTTTAGTATTTTTGCAATTTTCGAGAGGTTCCCCGGTTCTTTTTCGAACAGTTTCAGATATGCACTAGATAACTTATTTCGTATATCTGCGACGCTCCATTTTTCGCCTAATTTCGATGCGGCGACACGAATAATCGATTGGAATGTACAAGTCGCAGTGTCGCGAAAAATATACTCTCTCGCATCCTCTGATAATATTCTGTCCCATACCTGTTTCTGATTGCCGATTATTTTTGAGACGCGCACCAAACACTCTTTATCGTCTTCCTCTTCAACCATGTCTCCCGATGAATGCGGAGGTTGGTATTGCTCTTCAAGCGGTATTTTCTCGTTTGGATATGCGACTGAAATCGATGGTCCTGCCAACTCATAATTTGTGTTTTTTGCATAAGAATTTACATTTGAAACCGAATCAAATTCGGAAAAATATTCCGGAGTCAAGGCAGACTGCACTAATATGAACTCGTCGTCTTTCACTTTATATTCAACGTTCTTCGCACTCAGGCGATTTACAGTGTCATACATAATCGACTTGACACGGTCATTTCTTACAAATTCGTCTGCCATTCTTCCGACGTATATCTTCTCATTGTCGTATTTAGAAACCAGATGCCATTTAGGAATAACCAGTTGCGCAATACCATTCTCTTTAATTATGCAGGTTGGTCCTTCGTCGTCTGCGTCATCGCATTCATTTATCTCTGCCATGTCCATTAGGACGGATTTCGCAATATCCACAAACACGACATATCCAGCAATCAACCTCTCGACAAGTGTTTCAATCTTCTCGATTTTTTCCTTGTAAATGATTGTCCGGTCTTCTGCGATTTTGCGTATTTCGTTCTTCAGATTCCGGTTTGCAAATTCATTTAGGAGAATACGAACCCGGTTTCTGAACGCGTGATAAAACTGACTTTCAAGAACAATGTATTTCGTCATCTTTATTCTGGTCTTGTCGCCCTTGTATTCAGTTGAAACCGTTTTGTCTGCAGCAAAGGCATCCACGCCTTCATATGTTTGAAGACCGTCTTCGATGATATCTTCGTTCGGTTTAATCGGGACAAACTGGTTGGTTTCTGTCAAAAACCCGACCACCATTCCATCTTCTTTTATTTTCCACACTGGTTTGCAAGGTATTTTTGCGGTGTTACTAATACGATTCAATGCTTCCATCGTCTTCTCGTATTCTTTTGGAATATTCGACGAATCCATGTATTTGATTGTCAACTTTAGGCGCGCCGAAGGCGCGCAAGGAACATATATCGCCTCTCGTTTTTCCTTCTCAACCACCATCAATCCGATCGTCTTTCCCTGATAATTAACCACTTGCGATTCGACTCTTGCACCGATTTTAACCAGAGCAGCAAGTAGTCTTTGAATTGGAATCGGGTTCGAGAATCGGTAGATTTTAGGCAAACTAGGTAATCCAGGACAGTATTTGCGCGTAGCATGTTCGACGCGTTTCAACATGTCCGATATAGGATCCGGCACTTTACTTTGTGATAAAAACCGCATCACATTCGGTTCGCCATAAGCAGTCGATTCATACATATAAATCGGTTCATAGAACTCGTCATGCTTCAGCAAAATGACTGTATCTTTTGAAGTATCGTATTGATTGCGCGAATAGAGATTTGTAGGACATACCAATTCGATTCGGTCAATGATATCATTTGCCTTTATTTCTAAAATAACCAAATTCAACCCTTTCGGGATGATTCTGCTATTATCATCGCATACGAGATCCCACAGATATTGGTGATTTATATTCACTTCCGGGTCAGACAAAAACGAGAGGAAGTTTTCATACGATAAAATGGCATCGTCGAAATGCCGCTTCTTCGCTTTATCGGTCAAATCGAGCGCTAATGCGAACTCCGTGTTCTTGTATTTCTTGCGGTCGTCTTTTGGAACTCTGGGTCGTTTATGATTTAGCATTGTATTTTTGGGATAAAATGCCGAGAGGAGAGAACCGTTATGTATTTTCACAAATATATCTAAATTAATTGCCTCTACTAGGATTTTTCTGAAGTCGTCCACCGTAGGAACCGTGTCCAATCCCTGTCGATGCGCGTATATATCTGCAAAACACCCCAAGAACGACTGGTTGACAGGTTGTTCTACGCCGTATCTCAAAAATACTTCTTTCCCGGATTGTAGAAGAGCAGGATTATTTGGGTCGAGTGAGGGGCGATAATCAAGTTGGAAAAAGAGTTGAACCGGTATTGGCAAGAACCCCCATCTTTGTTGCGCAATCGGGTAAGTGTCAAAACTAATGATATATTGCAGTGATTTTGTCTGGTGTTTTTTCTGCTTTTGGTTCGGTTTCTTCGGGTTCGCATCTTCTTTTTGTTGGGGGTCTGAATCGGCAGGTCCATTCATTTGCGATTCGCATCGTTTTCTCGCGTCGGTTTGTGTTTTATTGTCCCATGTCTTCTTGAAACAGCACGGCAGACATTTACCACTCGCAAGTTTGTTCTCCATGAATCCGGGTATTTGCGCTTCGGCGTTTAACTCGTATACATACGACCCTTTTGGTATTTTATCCGCGGTCTTAGGTATAATTGACCCACATTTTCCGGATTTTACGTCTTCCTCTGAAATCGCACTATTCGTCAAAAAACACCAGAAACGCGGACAAATAAAATAATTCGGGTTTTTTGGGTCGGAACCGTATTTAACCGCATGTTTGTATGCAGATTTATCGGTTCGGTCCATTTCCTCTTGATTTAGAATAACTGGATGTCTGGAGGTAGGTTGGCAACTCGTTGAAAATGATTTGAAATTTCCGGAAGGTTTCGACATGAATAGGGTCGGGTCTTTTCGACGGAGTTTCTTTAGAAATGGATTGACGGGTTTGAGAGGCATCCCATCTGGGACAAGTCGCGCATCATCCTCTTCCTCTTCTTCTTCCACATCTTCTTCATCGTCGGAATGTATGAATTCGCCCGGTTCTTTTGTCCCTCCGAATTCCTCCTCTTCTTCCTCTTCCTCCTCAAAATCAAACATGATTGGTCCTTTTGGGATTGGCACGACAGGTTCTTTTACCGGCAAGTCTTCTTTTTGTTCAAGTTCCGGTTCCATTAACTCGGTTAACTCGGTTAACTCGTTTGAATACATCCAATTGTTGTATATTTCGCCCAATAGATTTTTCCCATTTTTTATTGTGTTTCCATCCTCTGCGAGTTCACATCCCCATTTCATATCTGTTTTTGAAAAATGCGCAAACTTCAGTTCAAATTCTTTTGCAACTTCTAAAATTTTTTGTATCTCTTTGCTCCTCTCGATTTTCGATTTAATTAATTCTTGCATGAGAGGAACGCTTTCTTTCGACCATCTGGTAAGGTCCAGGGTGTATCCGCGCGCTTCCATTGTCTTTCTTCCACCCGCAGTCTTCGCATCCAATGCAGTCATATTGCCATCCACCGTAAAACTTGCAAGAATTTCATCGAGCGTCTCTTTTTTATGCGCATCCTCTCCCTTTTTTGTCTTTTTCTTTTTAGGTTCGGCATATTCAGAGTAAATATATTTTTGCGACTGATACGCATGCTCGACGGTAGGATATATTTTGCCGTTGTATTTCACCGAAAAATCCGCAAAATTAGATAGGTCACGCATCGCGGTTACGGGCATTCCAGCATCCAAATAGGGTCTCGAATCTTTCGGTTTGAGAAGCGCGGACTTGGGATGGAATTGCATGACTCTTCCATTAGCGTCGGTTTCCACTTTTTTAGGATTTGCTTTGACGGGTCGGTCTTCTTTTTCTGTTTCTGTTTCTTTTTCTAATTCTAAATCGGTGTCTTCTTCAAACAATATGGGACCTTTTTTAGCGGGGGGTTCCTCTTCGTTTTCATCGAACATGATCGGATTTGCGATCTTTTTCGTATTCGTGTGCAATTTACCGAGTAGATTATCGCCGTCGTCGTATTCTTCCTCTTCGTCGTTGTCTTTATCCGACTCAAATTGCGCGAAAAAATCGTCGTCTGTTGCAAATCTATTTAGTTTGAGAGGTCCGTCATCCATTATCATAGATACTTTCTTGAATAACGATGGTGCGCCCTCTGGGGGCGTCTCTTGCTCCTTAAATTTTAGCGCTTTTTTGCATAATTTCTTTAGTTGTTTGAGAAGTGGATTCGATTCTTTGTAAACCTGGGTCGATTTTATAATCGCATCTATATAAACCGCCACCGTGTCCAAATAGTAAATGGATGTCAATTCGGATATTTCGATTTCAACGGTTTTGTCCTCTGAATCGACTTTCATTTCGATAGGGAATCCCGGTTTCTCCACGATTTCTCCATTCATCTCGTTAATTGACGCCAAAAATCCGGAAATCACCATTTTCGCCGAATTCTCATCTTCGGTCAATCCTCTCGACACCAATTCGTTCACAATATCTTCTAGACCAAGTTCGCCGTATTGAACTTGTCCATACAATTCTGCAATCAATATATGTGCAGCGTCCATTTCTTTGAAATTTTCGACTCTTTTCAGACGGGCAACGAGAGGTTGTCCGGGCACATTTGCATTCAGTGTACAGATCGAATAAATGCACGGAACCGATTCCCAAGTAGCATTTTTTGTTGCGGCAGTTTTACATACAAATGTCATGCTGACAACTTTTGTGTTTATTATATTGCGTAGACCGTGGTATTCTGGTATGATAAATCCAGTTTCTCTTACATCGCGTCCAATGGTCGAAAGATAGGGCAGCACTCGTTCGCGAACTGTTTCGTCAAGGGTTTTCTCGTCAATCTCGGAATGAAATACAAGTTGTAGTTGGACGTTGCCATTCAATTCAAAATGCAAATAACAGTTTGAGAGGATACGAGATTTTACACCGCTGGCGTTTAAAACCGCGCCTTCCAAATAAACAGATATTTGTTGTCCTCTCCCTGTCTCCTTTGCCATTCGCATGATATGGGAACGCGATAAGTACGGTATCTTTTTTCCTGTTCTGGTTGTCCTCTCGAAATAGAATCGGTATAATTTTTCTCGGCGATTTCCTGGGTTGAACTTTATATAGGGAATGTCTTTACTGCAATGCATACTTTTGAATAACATTTCCAAATTCACATGATGAGAATATTGATTTTTCAATTGAAGTGTTATGGTCTTTATTCCTTGGCGAATGTATTGCAATGGTTCCCCGTCCTCTGCGATTTTATAGAAAGTGTCGATGGATTCATAGTACTGGGCGCGGTCGTCACTTAATAGGGTTTGCGTCGATTTTACTAACCGTCCTCGCTTCTCAATCAGGGTCTCCTTTGATTTGATACCTTCTTTGTATAGTCCAGGAAAGTAATACCGCGCGGTATATTCTTCTGCGGGTTTACCTATTTTTTCGTAGACACGGTCTGCTAAACAAACGTAGATCGTGTCGTCTGTCAAAATACCATGATTAAGAAGAAGACTATCGTCAAAATAGTACAGATTGTTGTGTTCTGCGAGATAAGCACGATGCGTTTCTACATTGAATGGGTCGACTTCAAATGTTGCATCTCGCTGACCATTCGCGAATGTGATACCGAGAGGAGTTTTAACCGTAATTTCTATCTTTTTTTCGGACAAGGCAGATTCGAAGTCGCTATAAGGCACGGTGGTGCCTTCTGGGAGTCGTTTCAGTATATGTTTTTCGTCCGGATGTCCTTCTAACATCTGTTGAATGATGTAACGCGAGATCGACGGGTTCGTATCCTCTTCCGTTTTTAATGCATCAAATAATTGAAGTGTAGTGGTATGCTCTTTTGCGAACCCATATAAATAGAGTTCTTCATAACTAGGTCGCAATTGTATTTTGTTTGCATGGGGTCCTTTGTGAAGTTCGTATAACAGTTTCATTTTTATGGTACGAATCGAATCATCTGGGTGTATTTTTGCATTGGAGTGATAATATGATTCGTCTGATGTAGAACTGGGGTTATCCGTTTCTGCAAAAGCAATTGTATGTGATATTTCTCCGGTGGTTGTTAATATACATATTTTACTCGGGGACATTTCAATATACAATGAGAGGTTATATATTGTTAATAGTCTTATTATTTTTGCTAAACATGCGACTAGAACAATATCACGATAAATTATATAACACATACGCAAATGCCGAAACGTGCTCTTCTCATCGGTTGCAATTATACGGCAACTCCTTCTGTTAAATTGGCAGGGTGCATTGCCGACGTTGTAAATATGCGCAATACTCTGATTGACGCGTATGGTTGGCAAGACGCGAACATTTATATGTTGCGAGACGATTATAGCAATCGACTCCCAACGAAAGCAAATATTGTGTACTATTTAACACAATTGATTGCTATGTCTTCTGCGACCGATTTGTTGTGGGTCCATTATAGTGGACATGGAACGCAAGTTAAAAGTGTGGACTCGGATGAACCAGATAAATTCGACGAATGCATAGTCCCATGTGATTATACTACATCCGGAGTCATCACGGATAATGAAATATATGCGATTTTGAAAAATGCTAAATGTAAAATAATGTTGTTATTTGATAGTTGTAATAGTGGAACGGGATGTGATTTGCAGTATTCGATTAATTATAATGGAGGGGTAATGACACGGTCGGTAAACAATTCGAAACTTATTGCGAACACGAATATTGTCATGATAAGTGGATGCCGGGATTCGCAAACGAGTGCGGATGCGTATGATAACATGGCAAAACTGAACGTCGGTGCATTTACCCAGACTCTACTGGAGACGTTAAGAGCGAATGACCATAACATCGACTTATTGACGCTTTACTCGAAATTGTGTGCCAATTTACGTGCGTATGGATTTACCCAGATACCTGTTCTATCGAGCAGCGTTCCTTTTCCGAGTTTCCAATTTTTGAGATCAAACTCGAATGGAACCTCGGGTTCATCGAGTTCGGTGGTTGGCGCCTCTACCGCAACAAAAGATTTCGTTTTAACCGGCAATAAGGTGGTTTCAGAAAGTCCTGCCGCAAATGCGTTGAGAGGATTGATGGCGAGTTTGATTCAGACATCATAAAATGGATTATCGCGGATTTTCATACCACAATACTCTGCGGGTGTCTGTTTGTAGTCCTTGGGACTATGTATTCCCGCCTCTTTCGCACATTCTAACAAGAATTTGAAATTTTCCCAAAATTCGCTCTTGTGTCCGATGGATTCTGTTGCGATATGGGATAGTTCGTGAATAGCAACGAATGTAAGAGTATGTTCGTCGATCATGTTGTCCTCTCCCTTTTTCGTCTTATTGAGACAGAATGCGAGTTTTTCGCCCTTATTTTCACTATATGCGGTATATTCACTTGTGGGTAGCGTCTCCATAAATTTATTCGGGTTAAATCCGGATTTAAGGCGTTTCACGCATAGGTTGTCCGGATGTGTCTTCGCACAATATTCAACTAAATCTTTGCATTTTTCTGCGGTGGACGCTAAAAGGTCCGCGGCATCTTGCAACTTCTCGCGTTCTCGGACGCAATATTTATTGCCGTCGACAGTAGAAACAATGCACTTTAACTGGAATGTTTCGTCTTGGAAATATATGTAGATGCAGACCCCGACAATGAATATTACGATGGCATATACAATATAATCACTTCGGTCCATAACAATATGATTTTGGTATAGTATAAAATCATATTATTCGGTTTACCTAGTATTTGCATTCGCAAAAATTGAATGATTTTTAATTATTTCTATTATCGAACACACTGAACCCACTGAACCCCACTAAATATTATTATCAACCATGTCGACTAAACTTCTTCGCTTAATGGGGGTACGCAAACAAAAGAGAGTTTATCCGGAAATCGTTACCTTCGATCTCGACCAAAATTCCGTGAATGAAAGTCCAAAATCGATCGAAGAATCGGACATTGTTCTCCATACGAGGGCAGGGTCAGATTCTCCGCAAAAGGATATATGCGATAAAATATATTCAAGGTGCAAAGAACCCGGCGCGTATGACAAATATCATCAAAGTTTGGTATCGAATAAGATCTAGGATCCCCGTATGACCTAGACGTTATAATAGAAACTTCGTTAATGTGGCAGTGTTTGGCAGTTTTCCGCCTATCACGGTAAAATAATACTTTCGACTCGCAAAATACTTCTTTATTACTTCATTTACCTCACTACGTGTTATCTTCTTATAGCATTTGTCGAAAACATCTTTGTTTGGTAATATATCGGTTTCATTATGTAACATAACCCGGATTCCATTGTAGGCAGATTTGTCGCCACCCGCAATCGAATCCATTTTTAACGAGTCTTTAATATGTTGTTTTGCCATTTTTATTTCGGATTCTTTTACGCCGTTTTTTATCAAATCGTCTAAAATATCAAACATCACCGGAATAACCCCTGGGTGTGATGATCTGCCGTCGTGTATTATGTGATCTGTACTCGATATGGAATATAATACAAATATACCTGCGGTCTCATAAAGAGTCATATACGCACCAGACCTGTACGTGAGACCTCGTTTCTCGCGCAATTCTACAAAAAGTCGAGAGGACATGGAGTTTGAAACGATATTCCGCAGAACATTTAAAGCATGGTATTCGTTGGATTTGAATTGGTCGCAAACCCGAACGCCGATTTCAATTTCGGTCGTATCTCCGGGGTCAGATTTAAATATAAAGTTCGATCCACAATAATTCTCCGATGACTTCAGACTATTTGCGGATTGTCGGCACTTAATACCCTGACAATCGTTGTAATGTCCGTCCAATGCCCCTAAAGTATGATTCATGATTGGAGCAATTGTGTGTAGGCGCGGTATTTGTTCTGTAAATGTAGTCCCGGATATATGGCGTATAATGGAGTCGAATGAAATCGATGATACGACACTTAATACGATATTTTGAGGGATATAGTATTGGTGATAGTAGTCTATTACGTCTTTGTAGGGGAGACACCCTGGTGTATGATACGAATTATGATCTACCCAATTCGCATAAGCAGAACCGCTAAATGCTAAATTCTCAATAAGCGATTTTGGGTTTCTCATTTTCATTTCCTCTCGCACAACGTTCAACTCTAATTTATATTCCTTTTTGTCGAATTTCGACCGCAACATCATATCGCCCAATATTTTTAAAAATGAAGCAACATAATGGTCTAGACAATCCACGATAAAGCATGTATATTGCTTTGTTGTTATTGCGTTGAAAAACGCGCCAGACCGACTAAATGGTTCGTTTATCGCGGACCAGGAAGGGAATGATCGACTTCCCTTGAAACACATATGTTCGATAAAGTGCGAGGCACCGTGAATGTTGTCCGGTTCGTTAATGGACCCGACATGACAAAACGCTCGAATGTGAGTTTGCGGTACATTGTTTGGATGCGGTTCATATACTAAACGCAATCCGTTTGGAAATGTATGGATTTTGGGAGAGGTTGGCATCATTTATATTACAGATATACTATGAGTCGTATTCATTATATAAGTAAAATCATATAGGTCTAGAAATCTATATTATTTTTGTTATTTAACGTCTAGTCATTAATTCGCACTGGAGTATCCAATCTCGAGAGGAATGCGACTGATATCTTGGTCAATTGTGCTCTGGTTCCATGGTCCGATATCTTGCTTGGGAATCACCGGGTCAGAACGGTACTGCAAGTTGGAATTGCGGAGAGGAGTGCGGTTAATGCCGATAACGGTTCCGGCAGAAAGAAGGTCGGGGGTGGCACCGGCATTCAGTCCGGGGTTCAACTTTGCCCACTCAGCATTCGAATCACTGGGAAGCAAATCAGATACATTGTTTACCGGGCGCATGGAGTAGTTATCATTTGAACTGCTGCTATTCAATGCAGGAACAACATGCTGAGCACTTGTCTCTAAAACCGATGGTTGTGCTAAACTATTTGTCTGTGCGCCGTATCCACTACTTGGTTTAGAACTAGAGGGGTAGGAACTGCCGTCTTCTAACCCATCCATGCTAAATGTTTTTGTATTTGAATAAGAGAGGAGAGCAACGCCGACAACAAGTGCGACAACGGCAATAACGAGTTCCTTTCGGTTTATAAACTTATTAAATCCTTGCGAGAATTCCTTGAGCATTATTTGACAAGTGATATATAAACGCTTGACAAAATTATTCCAATTATGCCTGCGAGTTCCATCCTGGACTCGTCCCGAAAATCATATCATCGATTCGTCGATTCATTGATCTGTAGAAAAAATATACTGGTGTTGAGAGGACAATATATGGATCGATCCGTTTTGTTCATATGAAAACTACATTGTCGACATTACCCGTCTATATATTCTAAATCATCGTCGTCGTCGTCGTCACTTTCACTTAAATCTTCCAAAAGATAAGTGCTCTTAATCCGTTTCGCCTCTAAATAACTTGCCAGTGCTTCTCGTTTCGCTTCTTTTGCTCTTTGGCGCATTTCCTTGTATAGTTTGTAGTAGACGTCATTTCGACTTTTTAATCTTAATGGCGGTTCTTTTTCTGTGTGTGAATCGGTAATATCCTCTAAAGGAAAATTACCTTCTATGATTTCGATGGGAACCTCTTGAATCTCATTCTCGAACTCTTTAGTGTCTACCACTTTGCTCGGCAAATCGAATGAGGGTTCTTTATCTTGGTCGGAAGAATCTATTTCTAAATTATTAAGAACCGACGGTTGAATCACGTTTTCTTCTAGGTCGAGGTTGGATGGTATTGGGGCGTCTTCAATCGTAGATTGGGATTGTAATTGGACCGGATCCATCGTTTTAGTTGGTTCTGTTTTTCCAATAATACATGTTTCAAATAGTTTCTCCGGTTCGACGATTAATATTTGCTTTAATTCGATTTCAAATTGGAAACTACGGACACTGCAACGAATACCTTGAAATTCGAATACAGCAATCACTTTTGTATTCTCCTTAATGTTTTCTGGGTCGGTTTCGGTTTCATTCTCGTTGTAGACTTTGATGTTGATTTTGTCTAAAGCAGTCGGAACGTTTGCGCGGACAATGAAATATTTCCCCGATTTGTATGATTTGTAAGGGGACGACATAGAACTTTCAATGTCGTTTTCATCGAGAGGAGTCTCGAACCAAGTATCGCGATTATTGTATATTTCCTTTTTCGCACTTTCCTCTAAATTTTCTAACCATGCAAGAAAATCGGAATCTTCATTGCTAAATACAAAATCGCAAAACACTTTTTTGCCGGATTTCACAAACCCGTGTTTTGAAAAACATTTAGGACCTATGAAATAAATCGGGTCGTCTATGTCGAGCGTTTTAATAAAGTGCAAACCGTTTTTGTTGATCGGTTTTGCTAAACGCAATCTTTCTAGATTAAGTGGATCCTTAATGTTGTAAATTTTAGGTGGCATTTTGTGGTTGGAATTGCAAATATAAACAATGTGAGTATCTTTCGATGTGTAACCGCAGCGCATACGTTTATTCGTATTTTTTAAAATATTTGAAATGAATAAATGGATATTGCTGAGTGGTTAAAAAACGAAGATATACAGCGTAACTTTCGCAAAGCAAGTGGTGTTGTTGTGACCGCGATTTATAACGAGATGTATATTTACATATGGTTTATCTGTATTTATAATATCTTTTTGTTGATTGTTGTGGTGATTAATTTATATTTGCTTGTAAAATTGTGGAGAGGACAACTATCTTATCATAATTCGATCATTTCAGACCCGGTATAGAACAAGGTAGGGTTGTCATGAGAAAATAGAATGCCTGGTTCTATTATAGAATCGAACACATTCAACAATGGATAATATAGTTGGGTCTTTAGTTGAATCTTATATTTATGCGGATACGTATAATCGTGAATATGACAGTAATGCGGATGTGCCGAATAAAATTCATGTAGGCGGCGCTCCCGTAGAAGAAATATTACCGTCTATTTCGAAAGATCGTGAGTATAACCAAGATGGAGGGAGTTCGCCGAAGAGATGCTCCGGTCCGTTTGCAAACAAAGTGGTTCCCGCGGGTTTAGTATTAATACAGATTCGTAAAGATCCAGATGTTGAATATGAAGACCATATTCATCCTGGTGTAAATAGAGAGGTTGTTCCGGAATCGTTGTATGATATGTTGATTGGGTCGGTTTTGATTCAAAAACGTCGAAATAAAACTCCTCCTAAAACGAAAGTTAAAGCAAAAAAAGACAGATCTCGAAGAAAGAAATAAATATAAAGATGAGTTGATGAGATACATAATACAAATGTCAGAATTCGATAATCAAGAACCCCAAGAAAACGATTGTTTGAAACAATCACACATTGATGAAATATATGTGAACCAATTTTGTTTTGATACGATGGTACAGAATTTTGCAGTATTAAAACTTGCAGTGAATACAGACGAACCTGAACTACTCGAATTGTATACTGCTCATGTAGCAAAACATAATATATCGACTGAGAATTCGTTTTTTCCTAATTCGGGGTTTGATCTATTTGTTCCTTCCGATACGGCGTTTGACCTTGATTTTGTTACGAAGTTTGTCGATTTGAAGATAAAGACGGAGATGATTTACTGTGATAAGAATCTGCAGGTCACTTTAGAAACGGAGGAAGAGGAAGAACCGGAGATGGTTTCAGGTGCTTCATATTCTTGCGGGTATTATGTTTATCCTAGGTCGAGTATGTCGAAGACCCCTCTTATGCTGGCAAATCATGTTGGTATTATTGATTCGGGATATCGTGGCAATTTAATTGCTGCGTTGAGAAAATTACCTACAGACCAGACAACCTATACGGTTGAAAAACACACGCGATTATTACAGATTTGTCATCCATCTCTTTGTCCGGTGTTTGTGGTGTTGGTTCCGGAATCGGAGTTGAATTCTTCGGAGCGAGGCGAGGGTGGGTTCGGTTCCACTGGCATAACGAAGTGCACGGCATAACGAAGTGCATCGCATAACGAAGTGCACAGCATAACGAAGTGCACAGCATAACGAAGTGCACGGCATAACGAAGTGCATCGCATAACGAAGTGCACATCATAACCACATAATACATATTTTTCTAGGGTTTCCGTCAAATATGTATCTATTTTATGTAATGGATGTAATGGATGTAAAAGTTATTTATACATCTACCAACCGAAATTCATCATCGAGAGTTCCGAATGCAATCGCATTTGACTTGGATGAAACGATTGGATCTTTTTCGGATTTTTACTCCATATGGGCAAGATTGGAACCTTCCATGAAAACTCAACCTATATTTGAAGAAATACTTGATTTATATCCAGAGTTTTTGAGGGTAGGTTTTTTTGCAATATTACGGTACATTTTTACGAAACAAATGTCGGGTACTTGTTTGCCTGTTTATATTTATACGAATAACCAATGCGAGGATATTTCGTGGATATACAAATTGATCCATTATTTGGAGACTCGAGTTTTTCCGGGAAAAACAATCAAGTTGTTTGCAAGACCGGTATTGGCATTTAAGATAAAAGATAAACTTGTAGAAAAAAACCGCACAACACATGAAAAGACATACAAAGATTTTGTAAAGTGTTCTATGTTATCTACTTCAAGTGAATTGTGTTTTGTGGATGATATTTATCATAAAAGAATGAAACATCCTCGCGTTTACTATATTCAACCGCCGCCGTATGTCCATCCCTTGTCCCATAAAGAAGTCGTTGACCGATTTATCGAGTCGGGCGTTTACCTAAAACTGTATCCTTCGCGGGTAAAAGATTCGTCGAAAAATATAGGGTCGATTTGCAATAATGCGAAAATCGATAAATTAACAGAAGACGAAGAGCAGCGTATAACGAACAAGATAATGTTTTGTATCCGAGAGTTCTTTTTCGTTTCTGCTAAAAAACGAGCAACAAAAAAACGTAGACAGATAGGCAATTTCTCAAGGAAAAAATACAGGCATTAACGTCTGGTCTGCCGGAGGCAATGGGCAAAACCCCATATGACCATAGTATATGACTAGTCGTTAACGAAGGTTATGCTCGTGTTCTTCGTACAATTTCAGGTCCAATATTAACTGCTCTTCGTCTGTCAATTTCTGATATGTATTGCATTTATCGAACCGATATTTCAAGAAATCTCCAGTAACCAATCTACATAAAATATTTGCCCCAAAATCGCCAAATTGAATATCTACCACTATACCGCCTCTCACCAATTTATCCGGAACATCATGCCGAATCCATCGCACATATTTTCCTTTATGAAGTTGATGAAGTTCGTCTACATAACGGTATCCAACTAATTTCTCGCAATGGGTTTGCAACGTTTCTTTGTTTATTCCCAACCGAACGAGCGAATCAAATACGTTTACAGAAATCGAATCGAGCGTCTGGTTTTCTAAGAAATCGTGTTTTACGGAGTCGAGTAATTTTGCTGTGTCGATTTTGGAAAAAAGTTCAGGATCACTTTGCGCGTCCTTTATAAGATTGGCAATGTTCATTTGTATATAGTATTTTTAGAATGATACGCGGATGGTCTTTATATTTTACATAAAACATATTCTAGGAGGTTATCTAAACGTCTAGTCATATGGGGATTTTACCATATGACCAAACATAAAATTACAAAACGGGGGGGTTCGGGCGATAGTTTACTGTTTTTTTGGAACTGCTTGCCTTGCATTCCGAATATGTAGGGTCGACATACACGTTGTACCAACAATCTTGACCATTACTGCATTTTGACATAAATTCATGGGAAAGATATTGAAACGATAATACTGGGAATATTTTCAGGAATTTTGCAATATTCATATACAAATCAATATCATATTGCCTTCCGTCTTTGAATACTTCAGAATATCGAATCATTCCATTTGCAATATCATTTATCATTAATATACGTTTCAGGATATCGCTATAATAATTCGGTTGATTGACAATCGCATCCATTTCTTCTTGGTAAACAAACGTCGCGATGATTGTTACATTTGGAACGATGAGTGCTTGTCTTGAATTGTAGGTTTGTTGCCCAAGGATTATCATATACGCTTCTTGCAGGGCATCTATCATATCGCAATATTGCACAGGGGGTGAAGTCGGATTGAGTATATCGTACAAAGAGTTGCTGTATGAATCCACTGAATTGCTATAACGATTCAACGCATTTATGAATATACTTGGGAAATTTGCGGGTAAAGACGTTGTACCACATTTGATTTTTCCCGTTGTAAATGAAGTTATTATGTTTGTTGAACTGGATCCATAATAATATACTGCTAAAGGAAGATTGCTATTTACGAAAAATGTCATTATATTTTGAATATATTGGGTCCCTGAAGGGGTGGAGTAAGTTAACCCGATTCCGGACATATCATTTATAAACTGTGTGATCGCCTCAATATTTACATTATTCGTGCCCATATTAAATGTTTTCATATCGTTTAAAACCCCATCAAAGTTGTTGTTATATGATACTCCGAAATTGGTGATAAGTGTAATAAATTTGACAATTCCATCCGCACCAGTTACTCCAATATCAGAAAGTCTGGTAATGGTGCTTTGCAATATGAGTATTGGCATCGGACTATTTCCATAAAAATTGTCAAATAAAGTACAAATACTCGTATAATCCTTATAATAGAGACCGGCATTTACGAAAGTTCTTGCGAACGATGTGATATTATCTGAACCGGTTAACTCCCGTTTTCCTACATCACTTGTAAACGTAGATAAGTCGGATGAATAGTCTATGTTCTTTCCAAAAAAAGTTTGGTATGTGGCACTATCTGCTACTGCTTCTAAACCTTCGATTGGGTTATTAAATAGAGTATTTTTAAAATTGTCAAATAATTCGATGATATAGTTCGATATTTTTTGAAAAGACATGGAGTTAGAGTCTTCGTTGGTTCGCGATTCAAACGATTCTTTTGAGTTACCGTAACTGGTCATAAACTTGCAATATGTTTCACCGGTTTTTGTATCATTCGGAGAAGAATAATTACTCTTTTGTGATATTATATTTGCAACGGTGAATGGCGCGTTTTTGATTTTCGACAAATACGAATTAAAGTCCGCGCCACATGATGTAAAGTAGGGAGGAACCGTAGAACCGAGTGGGTCGATTACATAAATAAAATCGTTAAAAAGTGTATTGACTGTAACTGGATTGTCTAATTTGTGGTTTGGTGCATCTGAATACGCGACGGTGTTATAATACGTCGTAAAATTCGGCAGTATGTTTTGCATATTTTGCTGAATTCCAATTATGCTTTGTAATTTGATATAGTAACTTATGTACGCGGCATATGTCATATTCATTTGTTTGAGAGTCGCATCGAATTTATTGAATCCATCGACCGGACTTGGTATTTGAGGCGATGATATATCTATATTCGAATATGTTGCAAATTGAATCAAGGTTGTTAACTGTTGTACGTTTCCGTTATATTGATAACTAAACGTTTCATTTACCAATATGTTTATGATTATGTTCATCGTGTCGTTAATAGATATGTTATTGCTTTTCCATACACCGAAAAACGTATTATAGTCTTTCCAATAAACATTTATTCTCGATAATCCATAGAGGATCATAAATAGTGATACGTATTTTTGTCCGCCTGTGTTATTTGATTTTAATATCGACGATGAGACTGTATTTAATTCATTCGTTTTTACTAATGACGAGAATGAATAATAATCCTTTATATTTTGAATTTTAATGTATTTAAGAATAATGGTTATTATGATTATGGCAGGATGAGGGATTTTAATGCCCGATGGGATGTTAAATAACGTTTGAAAATCGGATAAAAATCCATATATTTCGTCTTCTGAATGAATTCCAAAGTCGCTGGCATACTTCAAGTATACATCCACGGGAGTGTTATATTGCAATAGTTCCGTTGTCCATTTTTGATACTCTTCCGTTGTAACAATAAAATTATTGCGACGTAACGAGTTCAATATGTTATTATCTACTCCTTGGATACTAGGTAAATTGGTTATAGGATTTGCAACTGGAATCGGTTCGATTCCTTCAATAAACCCCTCCCGATTCAATGGGACGCTATTTAAAACAGAAGAATACGTACTTAATCCGCCGTTCACGTACTCTTTTATTTTTGCATTATATTGGTCGGCATTAAATCTATATTTTTCTTGCGGGAGAGGATGGGCGTAAACCATTTGCGTCCAACCAGAACCGTTCGATGATGCAAATGGTCGTCCACCAATACTGAAAGTTCGACCAAAAACCCGTATTCTCATACCCGTTCCTGGAACGATTCCGGATCGTTGACAATAGTTTTTGTCATTTAGTTGTGCAACTTGATTTTTATTTATAGTTCTAGGATCATTTGTAATCACATCACTGTTTAATGCCAAGTAATTCGTGTCTCCGGCAAAACATTGTCCGCCATATTGTAAGGCAAACGCATTTATCGTTTCATACGTTTGTTTTTTTTCGTTTGTAAATTGTAGACATTCGTTGTATGCCGTTTGTCCATCTACTTGGTTAACGTCCTTATACAAAGTAGTTCCGTCCCGCATTCTAACTGTTCTAGGACCAGTTACTCCGTTTGTGTTATCTGTAATGGACCCCCAGTCTGTCATGCAAACACCTTGTCCATACTCTGGAAAAGAAGGGTTGGTAGGTGGTATGTCAGCAGTTTCATATTCAATCCCTTGGTTGATCATATAATTTATAAATCTGTCTGCAGTTACATTATTTGGATCTGTTTGACCTATATTAAAATTGTTTTCCGCGTTCACTGCATTTAAATAATCGTAGTCCCAAGGATGGTCTGTTGGTGTTGGTGTATTTGAGGTTGCTCCTTCAGTTACATTTTGGTTCAAATAGAAGAATATATACGCAAATATTATGAGTATCAATATCACAAATGTTATTACGTATAAATATTGCGATTTCATTTAATTATATTATACATTTTCATTTTTAGTTATTTATTATCTGCATCTTTATGCTAAAGTATAAAGACTATATAAGACTAAATAAATTATGCTATGAAAGTAATTGCGAATTATGAATATGTAGAAAAAATCGGACAAGGCGGGTTTGGGACTATTTATAAAGGACAAAACATTCGAACTGGAGAATTAGTCGTTATAAAAATGGAACCCTTGTCTATTGAGTTTTCTTCGCTAAAACACGAATCAAATATTCTAAATATTTTATATTCGAAACGGTGTAGAAACATACCACCTACTTACTGGTATGGAACGATCGGACACCCCACTCCTAGTACACTCGGCAAGATACACGAAGAATCGAATGATACTCCTCTACCAAGTCGAGTCCTCGTGATGCCTTTTTATACAGAATCCCTTGAAACATTTTCGGTAGACAACCATAACACCGCATCGAATATCATGCGATCTGCTATATCGATCTTAGACCATATACACTCAAAGTATGTAGTCCATCGTGATATCAAACCTGCCAATTTTATGATTCATAATAATGAATTAGTATTAATCGATTTTGGGTTGGCATCTTTTTATGTAGACTCTGAAGAACGTCATATATTGCCCGCGACTCCGAAAAAACATCACATTATTGGAACCCCGAAATATGCGAGTTTTCATGTCCATGAAGGAGAAGAATACAGTCGTCGCGACGACCTAATGTCGATGGTATACGTAGGATTATTTTTGTGTTACGGGGCAGGATTGTGGTCCAATATGAAGTCGCAAATAACCGTAAATTATACCGGCGAAAAGTCCGATATTTTGCACCCAACGAACCAGTGGTTTAAATCCCAGAAACACCCGCAAAATATATTGAATATGACCAATGGGTGGTCTCAATTGGGTGGGTTTGCGGAAAAGGTCTATAAGTTATCTTTCCAAGAAAGACCATCTTACAAAGAATATATAGATTTGTTTTCAAAAACCATTTAAACGTCTATAGTCATAATGAATCATAATTGTTTAATAAGCATTTGAAATGAGTACCACGTTGAACCAAGAAGTATCTGAAGAACGATCTCAACAACGAATTACTGGGCGCGTAAAGTGGTTCAATAACAAGGCAGGATTCGGATTTGTTACTGCAGTTGAGGGAGATTTGAAAGAAAAAGACGTTTTTGTGCATTATTCGTCGATTAATGTGCCAGATGATCAGTACAAATACTTGGTGCAGGGAGAATATGTGGATTTCGAACTTACCGAGTCCGATAAGAGCGATCACGAGTTTCATGCGGTTAACATCTCCGGTGTGAGAGGCGGTAATTTGATGTGTGAAACAAGGCGACAGAGTTCAGAGACTCGTCCTTACAAACCCCGTGTTTATAAGACCCCTGACGAGAGAGAGGCAGTCAGTTCTATTCCAAGTGCTGAATCCGCGACGAAAAAGAAGTATACGTCTACAAAGCGTGGTCCTACTAAAGATTCTGAAGGATATGTCAAAGTGCCTGTTCGCAAACCTACGTCTGGTTTACGTTCTGCCTAGATCGGAACAACGCAACGTGTAGAGACCGGTCAGGGTCTTGATTTTTTTCCATTTTTATTCTATCATTACGCGTAATGATAGAAGTATCCATCGTCGGAAAATAAATATATTTATTTCAAAAATATTTAAAGAATAAAATTTTAGTAATATAAAATATATTCGTTTAGGTTTCAGACATTTATTTTCACCCATTTATTTTATGACTACTAACTTCACCCCTGAATATAGTTCGAATATGTCTTCAGAATTTATTCCACCTAGTGAAGAAATACAACGGTTGTTTTATCCACCACAAAATGTAGATTGTATCGCAAAACAGGGTAGTTTAGAAGACTTTTCGTTCACAGAAGACGAATTTGCTAAGATGCCTTCAACCTTGATGAAGGCAGTCCGTCGTACAGAGACTCTGTTGAGTCAAACTGAAGTGGCGAGAAAAGCAGCAATTGAGATGAACAATGAATTGAAAGGAATACATTCCTTGCTTGTTCGCTTTGCAAAAAAAATATTAAAAGATGTAGAGAAAACGGAAGTTGTTATCGAATCCAATTTAGAAAAGGGAAAAACGCGGGGATTTCGACGTCAGTGTCGCATAAGCGATTCTATGTGCGAGTTTATGGAATTGGTGCCAGGAACCATGTCTTCTCGCGTTGATGTGAATAAAGCGATAAATGAATATATTAAAAAAAACGGGTTGATTGATAAGGACAATGCCCAGCGCATTTTACCCGACGAAAAGTTATGGTCGATTTTATCTGAAACCGCGAGAGGTAACCCGATTACGTATTTTAGTATTCAGAAGTATATTAAGCATCATTATTCTTAAAGGGAACCAATCGTCACTGCGTATCATCCTTTTATCCCATTGAAGAGTTAACGTCTAGTCGTATCTTGTGTTGCGCTTCAATAACTGCCCCGAGCAGTTATCGGAAAGCAACATAACGGAAAACAAAAAATATAAATGTTATTTTGATTATACTTATATAATCAAAATACAATGGACAAATTGATAAATGGCAATCGTTACACATTTTTTAAAAAAAACGTTGATACATCAACCATTTCTATATTTAGAGCAAATTTAATACAAATTTACGTACATACATGTCTTACCAAATCAGTATACTTAAATTGTATTGACTATGAATATTCGAAAAATGCAAAATTGTTGTTTCCGCTTTCTTCGTTAATTAAAGTAACAAATTTAGAAATTATTCTTAATAACAAAACAAACATACCAAGTGAAATTTTAAGAATTATTGATAATTATCTATAAGGTATTGTCCTTTTTACGCCGACATTAATGTCTAGTCGTATTTTTTGTTGCCCATATGACTAGGCATTCAACCATCTTCTATAAGATCTCCTATCAGGTCGATGTTCAATATGGCGATTTTGGTTATGTTGGTTAAGTGTATACGGTTTTGGGATAGGAATTGGAGGCGTTCTATTCAAATGCACCGTGCTTGTGCATTCTTGTTTTTCTGTTTTTATTTGTATTTTGTTTTGCGGTTCATCTTCGTCATCTCTCCTAAAAATTTCGAATTGAACATGTCTAGTGCTACTTTTTTCATGCTTCGCATTTGTCGTAAATTCGTCAGGTTCAACAAAGATAAAGATGCCAATAACTATAATCATGCTCGTGGCAGAGGGAAAAACTAAATTCTAGGTCGTCATTCTCGTTCGAAAAATGGTTATCCATAGATGACATCAAAAGTAATATATGTTATAAATAGAATATATCAATTGTCATCTTCAATCGTATTTATTATTTCTGCTGGATAATCCATTGTTTTTAGTATTGCAATTCCACCTTCCTGTGTCGATATTCCCTTTCCCATCTTATAAGTATAAATGAACTCTCCGTTAGTCCCCGTGTCCACAATCATTTTGTGGTTTTTCACTAGCACGGATTTCTTAAATTTGCGGCAAACATTCACATAGTGGGTTGTCAACACGAATCGGACGTTCGACTTTTTCGATAAATAATTGAGAAGAGAATGTGCCGATTTCGCTGCCTCGGTCGGGTTCGTTCCTGAATACAATTCGTCGAAAATACAGAAATGCCGGTCGGTATCAGGAGCGTCCCGTATCTTGTCCAGAATCTCTTTGCATCTTCTCGATTCTGCTTGGAAAAGACTATCGCGTCCCGATGTGTCCGGAATATTCAGATACGAATGAATATACTTATAAGGCACTAAATTCGCGGACTCGTAAAACCCAAACCCGAATTGTTGCGAGAAGATGATATTCAGTGCGGTTGTTTTAAGAGTGGTTGTTTTCCCGCTCGCATTCACGCCAGTAATGATCATATTTGTTCCTAGGTTGACTGTGTTCCGAATACATTTGGAATGGGTTTTGTGCGGCGGATAATATTGCGATTTGAATACATTATCTTGAGTCGATTGAGAAGACTCGTCGGATGTTACAGTTTCGTCGTCCTTATTCTCTTCTTTTTCGAAATCTTTTGACGTTTCGTCTTCTTCGTTTTCATTTTTATCAAGAGGTTTCTGTTCGTCGCATTGGAACACGGTTTTCCCTAAAACACCGGTTTTGTGTCCTCTTGCGATGCCCTGAAGAATATCCATGTATCCTTCGAATCCTACACTATATCGAAGACTTGCCTCATAATCCATGGATGAATAGAGTTGGTAATAACAGTCGAACATATGACCCAATTCAGAGACTTTCTGTAGCGTCCATCCATACTGCGTCAATCTGCTTCCGATCCTCTCGCGAATTGCCTGCAAAACCAATTGGTGACTGTGAACGTCTTGGCAGAAGTCGCTATAGTAAGGTAAATCCGAATTTGTCTTCGTGAAATATTCCATGGAGGCAACTGCGGAATCCAAATAGTCGCGCAAAAACAGCAAATTCTCATTCATGCGTTGAATCGCGGCATGGTATTTGATACAAGCAGTGACCTGGTTATAAGTTTGCAAAACATACATGCCGCCTATAAAAAGAGCGTAAAGCGCGTTTTCCATGTTCCATTCTCGGATATTGAGAAGACGCCCGATGAAATGCGTTTTTCCTACATCTCGGAGAGTCTGCAAGTAAACATCGAATGTGATGGGAACGTTCCAGAACTGTAGAATAACAAACGGTAGCAATAAAATAATGAGAGGAAGTAGGAGACCGTAGAGAGGCGAAACGAGGTTTAGAATGGAATATGTACTGAGGAATACACGGGAGTTATTCAGGTCCTCTAAGAATACAAACTCCATGTAAGAATAATTTTCCAGAAAATGCTTGTCCTCTTTGATTTCTTTCCAAATCTCGATGAACCTCTCCGTTTTTGTTTTCTCCAACAGGTTTGTCGAGGAGTCGGATATCCTCTCAACCACTTTCTGTGTGTCCTCTAAGAATCCGATGTTTGTCGTATATCGTTTTGCCACTTCCGGGATCATCAATTTGCCGAAATCGTTGATCGTGTCCGCAAAATACTCATACATCGGTCTTGTTTGAGAGGAACCGGACACATCTGTTAATTTGATGAGTTCCAAATCATCTGCTACATTGTTTACCAATGTTTGTTGCTGCGATTTTTCTAAATATTCGATTGGTAGCAAAAACCCAGTATAAAGTGTTTCGGAAATGGGGGGATGAGGAATAGGGACAAAACCGAGCATCTCATTAAACGAATCAAGTATATTTGCGGGATTTTTGATGGGACATTCGGGTTCTTTTTCGGACATGGTGAGAGGTTATAAAGTATACTATAGGGAATACTAAATTCGGTGTCATATGAACGACGGGTCGGTCTTTTGTCAAAATTGATTGGTCTTCCCATCATATTTTAAACGATTTAAACCGACTAGAACAATATTATTTAATCTGAATTTTTAGAAATGGACTTTACAAAAGAAACAAAACCGACCCTACTTACCAAGTGCAAAGAACTAGGTATCAAAGGATATAGTGGAAAATCGAAACCTCAATTGCTAGAATTGATAGAGAAATATTATGCGTCTTCATCCTCTCAACAACAATCAATTCCTTCGATTCAACAAAACCAAGACCCGGGATCGGGATCGGGATCCTATAAATTCATCGACCTTTTCTGTGGCATCGGCGGGTTCCACCAAGCGCTAAATCGCATCGGCGCACAATGCGTATTTGCATCTGACATCGACGAGCAGTGCCGCAAAACCTACGAATTGAATTACGGTCTAAAACCTCACGGAGATATATGCAAAATCAGTATTACACCTGAAACCATTCCAGAATTCGATATTCTATGTGGCGGGTTTCCGTGTCAGAGTTTTAGCAATTCCGGTAAAAAAGGCGGGTTGGTGGACAAGCGCGGTCAACTCTTCGAATATATTTTGCAGATTGCTACGTTGAGGAATCCCCGATTCATGTTCTTGGAGAATGTCAAACATATTATGAAAATCGACGGCGGGAAGGCGTTTGAACATATTTTGCGGCGGATTCGAGAAACTGGATACGAAGTCGATATCATGGAATTGAGTCCGCATCAATTGGGCATTCCGCAACAGCGAGAGAGGGTGGTTTTCATATGCGTCCGACGCGACATTTATCGCGGAAATGTGTCGTCGTCGTTCGTGATTCCAGAGGTACCAACCGATGTGAATAAGATATTTGAGACGGACCCGGAGAAAACCGCAAAATACAAGATATCGAGAGAGGACGAGGCGATACTGGAAGCATGGGACGAAATGATTCAGGTTTTCGACGCGGGCGAAAGCATGAGTCCAACTATTCTTTGCAATGAATTCTATACCACATATACCGAACAAGAATTTGCAGCATTGCCTGAATGGAAACGGGAATACATTACGAAGAACCGTCCCATATATGAAAAATACAAGGCGCAATGGGATGCGTGGTACAAGAAACACGAGACGCTGATAAAACGCAAAGAAATATATGGGAAATTGGAATGGCAGGCAGGGAAAAAGAAACCGGGAGATAGTATTTTCAACCAGTTCATTCAATTGAGACAATCGGGGATTCGCGTGAAAAAGTGCGAGTATTTCCCGACACTCGTTGCCATTGTACAAACCCCGATATATGCGAAAGAACGGCGGCATATTACACCACGAGAATGTGCCAGACTACAATCGTTTCCCGATGATTTCATGCTAAATGAAAATGACCATACTGCGTATAAACAGTTCGGGAATGCGGTCAATGTAGATGTGGTTCATTTTGTGATGAGCAATACACTGAAGGCATACTCGTAAATTGTCATGTGGTGGTGTGGTGTAAGTAATATAATAAAACACATAAATGTTTTATTGTGTATTAAAATTATTGCAATCGATCCATTCAAATGACATTTGGCGCCGTGTTATATTCTATTTACGCGAATCTAATTCGAATTGCGGACAATATGCTAACTCAGAAACCATTACAAAATAAGTACATGTTAACGAATTATGAACTTGTTAAGAGAACCGTGAGTATGAGTGCTGCCATATCAGGCGTCGTTGGGTCAAATTATCCGCCATTGCTGTTCCCGGCAATTTACTATATTAACTCGTATGTGTTTTTGGACTTATTTTTTGCTAAGACGGATATGATAATACACCATCTACTCGTATTATCATTTTTTGCGGCAATGAATATTCACGAATATTCGGACGAGTATAAATTGAATTTCACGAATCAAGTAATCAAGTTTGAGTATTCGACGATTGTATACAGTGGCGGTCCTCTCGTTCTGCATTTTTTGTCCCAGAAAAAAGGACGAGTGGCGGAATGGATGCCGGTTATTCGAAACGGGTTTCATATCGCGTTTGCTATCTTGTTCTTGAAATATCGCATTGTCGATTTTTCGACGAACATCGTTTTTAACGAAAATACGTACTATATGACGAATTTTCAGACCAACGTCGCGTTCGTGCATTTGATAGGAACCACATGGGCGTTTAATGCGCTGAACCTATATTGGTTGCAATTGATATTGCGGAAACTATTATCCACTAAAAAGTGAATTTTACACCTTTGGACCTAACCAGTTTAACCAGTTTACATGAACTCCATACCAACCGTTTGATGCGTGACTGTCTCCGAATGTATGCACTGTCATTTATAGTTCGTTTATAATTCACCTTATGTATTATAAACGTAAATAGTATCCATTCCATCTCTGCAATATACTAGTATGGGTTTTTGCCCATACGACTAGTCATTAATGAAATTCCAAGTCCGCGGGCATTTCTTCAATATTCGCACCATAATGCGCCTCAATCGTTTTCATTTGACGAACATCCATTTTCGTCACAAAATTTATTGCGACACCTTTACGCCCCCAACGACCACTTCGTCCAATACGATGCAAATAAACATCAACCGACCTAGGAATATCGAAATTAATGACCGTGTTTACTTGCTGCACATCGATCCCTCTTGCCGTTATATTCGACGAGATCAACATCCGGTAACGTCCTTCTCGGAAATGTTTAATTGTGTCACTGCGTTCCTGCTTTGTCATTTCACGATGGATGCAACATACTGCGAACCCCTCTTTCGACATCATTTCGTGCAAATCCTTCACGCGTCTCACATCATTCGCATAAATGATCGTTTGCGAAACAGTCAATCGCGAGAACAGATCCTTCAGACAATCTAGTTTGTCATAGTCATTGTTCATCGCAATATAATACTGCTTAATTCCCTCTAGGTTCAATTCCTGTGGTTGCATAGTGATTGTCACCGGGTCGCGCATGAATCGATTCGTCAATTGAATGATTGCTTGAGGCATCGTCGCGCTAAAAAGCGCAATCTGGACATTGGAAGGTAACTGCTGAAAAATGTTATATATTTGTTCTTTGAACCCGATCGACAACATCTCGTCCGCCTCATCCAGGACGCAAATCTTAATGTCGCGAGTGGACAGTGCGCGGCGTTTTATCATGTCGAAAACCCGTCCAGTACATCCTACAACTACATGAGGCACACTGTTTCGGAGTTCTTGCATCTCGTCCATAACGGATGTTCCTCCGACCATTTTACGAATCACAATCCCCTCCATGTAATCAGACATCGCATTAAATACCGTAAATATTTGCGTTACCAATTCGTGGGTGGGCGCAAGAACAATTACTTGCGTTGTCTGCTTTGAAACGTCGACTTGCGAAAGTGACCCAATTACAAACGCACCCGTCTTTCCAGTCCCAGACTGCGCTTGTGCAATCAAATCACGGTATTGTTTAATTGGAGGAATTGCTTTCTTTTGTATTTCGCTGGGGGTTTCAAACCCGTGCGAATAAATCGAACGTAATATACTCGGGTCGATATCTAAATCGTCCCACGTTTTCACTTCTGGCAATTCAGAAGTAGTTTCGTTGTTGTCTGTATTGGAATTTTCCATTTCACAAATATTCATGTTTAATCAAATCGAATTTATTATAAAATATATCCTTTATACGTTTAAGTGCTTTTAGAAAAATTGATTGCCAAATGAAATGTAATTGATATAAAGATATTTACACTACGATATATAGTCAAAAAGTCAAAACAAGCACACGGTTTAAAATGTCATACTTTAAAGTCGAGCAATTATTGGATTTATCTTTCGCCGGGAAACTGCTTTATGAATTACCGGAATCAGTGAAGAAGATGTTGATTGATTTGGAATCGTGCCTTGAGATCACAGACTCGAACCCATCTGAAACAGTCGATCGTAAAGATACGAGACGACCTTTACCGTCTGAAACTGCCGTGAAGTATCGCAACCGATATGATTTCGAGTCGACTCCGTTGATTGGTAGGGGAAAGAAACGCGATTTTAGACAAAAAGACGTTGGCACTGGTTCAGAATGGAGAAACGCGAAAGACGAAGTCGCTGCGGATACTGAATGGGAAACGATGCGTTCCTTTAAGGCAACCAAGATCGAATCGAAGACGGGTATAGAAAAATTGGTGAATGATGTGCGAATTGCGCTAAACAAGATTAGTGCATCGAATTACGACAAACAGCGGGATATTATTCTTGGATTGATAAATGGATATTTTGAATTGGGCGAGGAGGAGAGGACAGAAGCGAACACTCGCCGCATATCCAAAGCAATATTTGACATTGCGAGTACGAACAAATTCTATTCGGAAATGTATGCAAAATTATACAAAGAATTAGTAGAATCTCATTCGGTGTTTCGAGATCTTTTGGAAGATATGTTGGAAGGGTTTATTCAGTCATTGAATTCGATTCCAGTCTATGTCGACCCAGACTCGGATTATGACGGGTTTTGTGTATATTCAAAGGCATGTGAAGTGCGCAAATCTACCAGTACATTTATTGTGAATTGTTTGAAGACGGGTTTAGTAGAATATCATCGTGTGGTGGATGTAGTTGTGGAATTTGTCAATTACGTGGATGCAAAAAGACAAGAAGACGGGTTTTCGAAATGTGTGGAGGAGGTGGTTGAGAATATCTATATTATTGCTACTCTATGCTCATCCGAACTATCCAGAATCCCGAAATGGAAAAACGAGGTTTTGCCTAAAATTCAACTCTTTGTCAAGGAAAAGGGCAATGGGTTTCCTAGTATGAGCAATCGGGCAGCATTCAAGTTCATGGATTTATTAGAAAAAGTGTAAACATGATTGCGCCAATTATATCTGTAACCCACTTCATCATATCATTCTTCATATTGTAACGAAGAATAATATGAAACGACCTCGATAAGGACGCTTGGTATTATTTGTATCTCGCGAATTTGTATAAAAATATTGACATAATGACCACAGTTTCAATAATTAATCCAGAAGTGACATACAGAGAATCAAAAACGATTGACGAAGAGGATATTGGATATAAATCACAGGTATATGAACTCGATACGGAGGAAGGTAACACAATCACGGTTGTTATTGGAAAACCAAAATACACATATACAGATAGAAACATCATTTTTTTCTTGATTTATGCTGTTCATCGGTCTCGTGTCCGTTCTCAGATTGGTGTTTTCGAAGTGAAATCCACCCAACTCCTTAATATTTACAAAAACGGCAAACTCGATTTGCGAAGATTGTCTAAACCTCTCTACTATTCATTCTCGAAACCTACTTATTTAGCAAAATTAGAAGCAGAATCGAAGTTCTTTACCCAAACCCATCCTCTCACACCTTCGCCTAAAGAACCAGTTGAGTCTGACGAAGAACCAGAATCCATTCTAGAACCCGAAATAGAAAAGAATAGAGAGGAAGAACATCTGTCGCTTAGACTAAACAAAAAGTCGTTGTCGAAGGAGCAGACCGATGCGAAAGAAACTCTGGAAAGGGGTATATTTGAAACGGTCGAAGGATTTAAGGCAAACGAACCTCTCTTGGAAGAAACCAAAGAGATCGCAGATGAAAACCGAGAGGAGTACAAAAAGACGAAATCGACGAAAGATGTCTGGATTCAGAAATACATGAAAAATGGAAACTATCGAATACACGACGTCGAATCAAATGGCGACTGTTTATTTGCAGTCATTCGCGACGCGTTCGCAGATGTAGGCAAAAAAACGACCGTCGAGAAATTGCGTGCCATA